TTCCGTTGCAGCGTTATGGCAGCTGTGCATGGGGCACATTCGTGTGCGCCGGGTCTTGGGTAACCGGTCTGTCAACCCATGTATAGCTGCCCCCATTCGTTTGACAGCGTTGCCAGGCGGCTCCACTTACCCAAGGAGCTTTACATGCGCAAGATGGTCCCCGATCCACCCCACTCCCTCGATTCCACCCAGGCTCTGCAAGACACCCTGGTCCAGTCCTCAGAGTACGTACTCTGCGCCCTGTTCGTGGCCCGCCAATCCGTGCAACTCAAACCCACAGCCCCGAGTTCGATCGTGATGCAGGCCGTGATCCATGAAATGGAGGCGGTACAGGGCCTGGTCGAGTCGGCATTGATGCAATTGCAGATGCAGGCCCATTTACCGGCTGAGCCACGAACTTTGCACTAGCAGGCCTGGCCTCTTCGCGGGCACGCCCGCTCCCACAAGGGTAATCATTGCCCTCAAGTACTGCGCCGTACCTGTGGGAGCGGGCGCGCCCGCGAAGAGGCCGGCCCAGACACCCAAGATTCCAGGGAGAAAAACAATGCCCACCGACGACACAAAGCAACCCACCACAGTCGGCAAGACCTGCTTCTACCAAGGCGAAAACAACACCCACCCGCTGTTCCGCATCGAACCCGGCATCCCCTGCCAGGACGCCCGCGAACAGGCATCCGAACTGATGGGCTACGTCCGCGACCTGATCATCACCGGTTTGATGGATGGCGACCAGAAGCTGATCTGGGCCTCGCATTACCTAAGTGCCATGGCTAAGGCGCTGCTGGATGATGCTGAATTGGGGATGATGAAAAAATAAGAAATAAAGAAGCCCTTGGAAACGCAAAACACCCAGGGGCTTCATTCATCGCATCTCGTCGCGATCACACCCAAATACGCTCCGGCCCCATGCGGTAATACGACCTCTTCCATCGCGATGTAGTCCATTTCCCAAACAAACAGCAAACCCGCTGTATTCGTTGCCAGTGCACAGCCCACACCTTAGCCTCGTCTCTTCATCGCCATTCAGACCAACGCAGGAAGGCGATCGTCGGGCTAGGCGCAACCAACCATTGCGTAATGGCCTCCACCTCGTTTCCGCAGGACCACTCGGTCACTCATTCATCGACAAGGAGTAGCCACTAGGCTACATTTAATGCATGCCGAATCAGATCGACACAACGTCTGAATTTGAAGATTGGCTGGATGGCGTAAAAGACCCAATCGGCAGAGGTGCTGTCACCTCAAGGATTGCCAGAGCCGAAAATGGCAGCTTCGGTGATACCGAATCGGTTGGCGATGGTGTCAGTGAGATGCGCGTGTTTGTCGGCCCCGGATATCGAATCTACTTCGTACGAACGGGCCCAACCCGCTACCTGATGCTCTATGGCAGCGATAAAACGGATCAACACAGAGCCATCAAACGAGCCAAGGAAATCCTTGATGCAATACGAGGTAAAAAACGATGAGCTACAAGTCCACCCCTGAAGACATGCCAATCCTTGATCTGGACTTGAGCAATACCAAACGATTCGAGGCATCCCGGTTTCTCGACAGCCCAGAAACCATCGCAGCATTTCTGGCAGAGGCTATGAAGGCTAACGATGCTCAAATCCTGATGCATGCCCTGGGTGAAGTGGCAAAAGCCAAGGGCGTGAACCAGTTTGCGCAAGACGCTGGCGTCAATCGCGAGTCTCTCTACAAAACTTTGAAGGGCGGCGATAAAACCCGATTTTCTACAATTCAGAAGCTGATGCTTGCCTTGGGCGTAGAACTCACCGTCAGGCCGCTCAAGAAGCTCCCCGCGTCTTCATAGGCTCGCCCGCGCAATTGGGATGTTCGCTACAAACAACTTCGCGCCACACAACGAAAAAGCCCCTGGAAACTTTCGCTCCCAGGGGCTTCATCTTGTATGGCGGAGAGATAGGGATTTGAACCCTAGGTACTGTTGCCAGTACAACGGATTTCGAATCCGTTTCTGGCCTCATATTTTTTTGATAGAAATTTATAAATCTCAATAAAATCAATCAGTTCAACGCAACGTGACACAACAGCATTCCACAACTTTCGGGGGATTAATTCCCCCAAAATTCCCCCAAGGTTTTGAGTAGTCGCGAGCTTTACGTTTAGGCTAGCATCTAGCCACCATAAACTATGCGGAGCAACCACATGGGCGCCAAGGAAGACCTGATCAAGAAGCTACAGCAGCGAGCAAACGCCGAAAGACTCAAGGATAGGCTTCTGGCTGAGCAGCACGCCCTATTCGTCGAAAAGCTGCCAGATCTATACAAGCTCCTGGAGGGCGCCGTCGACGGCGTGCCGGGAGTTGAGGTTTCCCACCAAGACCATAGCGCAGACATGGACAGACATTATCCTAGCCTGATCATAGAGTTCCTAGGCAGCGAAATCCGGTTCGACCCGATTAGCAAGAATGGAGAGTATGGAGTACGGGCGAGGAATCTGGACTATTCAGATCTTTTGTTTCTCCCTACGGACAACGAGGCATGGACAGCAGAGGTTTCTTCGGACGAAGTCTCTGAGCTCACCGAGGACCTGATCATTAATCGGTTGTCTAAGCTTCTTGATGAGGACAGCAAGGAAACCATCCACCTGTGGGATTGACGTCCCGGTGTAAAACTGATGCACGCTAGGCCCGGAAGGTCAGTGTAGTGGCGGCAGATCCTTACCGCGTGCCTTGGCCACCACACGAAGCTGATAATCGGAAACGGCCTGGAACAATGACTCGGCCAGCAAGCGCAAGCGCTCGACCTCCTCAGGTGGCGCGCAACGGTCCTGAGCCTGGTGATAATCACGCATGGCATCGATAGCCTGCTGAATCAGCGGCTCGCCAGCCTCGACCAGGCCAATGAAGGTGCGCTTGTCCATGTCCCACTCCGATGCTCAGTCGGAGCAGTATAGTCAGCGACAAGCCCCTGCCGCCGCCTCAAGCTGCTTCTCGTAGCCAATCCGCTGTCTTCGCTCAGCCAGCAGCGCACGCACCTTAACTTCCAGGCTGTCGGTCTTTCGCAAGCCGGCAGCTGCCCACGACGGTATAGCCACCTCCGGCGCGCGGCACGGCACCTGCACCGGCACCTCAACGCGGACGTACTGGATCTGCGGCTCTACCTTGCCGGCGCACCCGGCTAGGCCCAGGGTTAGCACCAATCCGCTCCCACAGGAAAGGCCACGGATTACGCGGCCTGCAGATCGAAACCACCCTGTTCCGCTCCCACAGGAGCGCGAGTTCAGGCCCAGGCTCATAACCCCAGCTCCTTGTCGATGATCGAGGTAGCGGCAGCGCACTGGTCACCACCGGTCCGCTCCTGCTGCAGGCGGTTCGCCGCGGCGTAGTCGACATCCGCGCTGGCCTTGGCCTCACCCACTGCCTTCTCGGCGCCGGCCTGGCGTGCGTTAGCGGCCAGGGCCAGGTCGCCCAGTGCCTTACCCTGCTCCTGCGCCAAGCCAGCCAGGTTGTCGCGCGCGGCGATGCACTGAGCGGCCTTGTCGTGCTGCGCATCGAGCAGCGGCCGGAAGTGCCCGGTGGCCGCCCAGGTGCCCGCCATAATTCCGATCAGGATCAACAGCCCAGCGCCGGCAAGCCGCGTCACCCAGCCGTTCACGCCGCACCTAAGAAAAGATCCCGCTCAGCGGCTCGCCGGCGGACCAAGCCATCGAGCACCTTCCCGCCAGCCTTGTTCCAACGCGGGAACTGCTCGGCAGCGGCTGGGTAGTTGCCGGCGTTGAGCAGTCGGCGGAGCGTGGATGATTCGAGATTGGCCGCGCCAAGGTTGTAGGTGAAGCTCATCAGGGCGTCCCATTGGTTTTGGTTCAGCTGGGAGGTGACCAGGCGCTGCACTTCTGGCTCGAAACGCTGCACGTCGTTCAGTAGCATGCGCTCGGCCTGCTCCTTGGTGATCGACATGCCAGCCTTCACGCCACGGGTTGTGCCGTAGCCGATAGTCCAGACCCCGACTGAGTCCTGATAGGCCTGCAGGCGCAGGCCCTCGAACGACTTGATGAGGCTCAAGCCGCGTTGCGATGTACGCATGGGTTTTCTCCAGGCAAAAAAATACCGCCAGGTGGCGGTCGGTGGTTTCGGTGCGGATCAGGCCGGCGGCGCGGGCCAGTCGATCTCGCTGGGGTAGCCTTCCTGCTCAGGCAGGCGGCTGAGCGCAACGCGGTAGCGCTTCCATTCCTTGAGTAGCGCGGCCTCTGCCTCGGTGGCCTCGTCCAGCTCGACGGCATCCTGCAGCGGGGCAATCGCGGCATCGGCCACGGCGCGGCGCTGCGCCTGTTCGGCAACCACAGCGGCCAACAGCTGCTCGGCAGCGGCTTGGGCCTTGGCTTCAGCAGTGACCACCTGCGACCAGTCAATCACGCCGGGAGTCGCGGCCAGACGTTCGCCCAGGTCCAGGCCGGGCAACTGCACTTGGCCGTCAGCCGGATACAGGTCGACCGGGAAGCGTGCACCCTCTGGCGCGTCGGCGTCATGAGGCAGCATCAGGGTTAGCACCAGGGCGCCGTCGATGCGCTCGACCGGGGCAATCACGAAATCACAGCCCACGGCCTCGGCCGGCAAGGTCGACCCATCAGCCAGGCGCGAAAAGTCCAGAGCTATGCCGTTCACCTCCAGCAAGTCGCCGGCCTTCACAACCGAAAGGTGGATGTCAGAACGAACCGGGGAAAGCTTGATAATCATTAGAACCACCTCCCGATGGCATGAGCAGAAATCTGGACGGCGGTACCCGCAGCCCTGGACACCATGTCGAACCCGCGCAGTGTGACCGTAGATCCGCTGGGAGTGCCTGCAATGGCAGTCCAGTTGGCAGCGGACCCCCAGCGGAACGAGCCAGGTGTTACAACCGGAATTCCAATGAACGATGCAGGGAAGGACCACAACCGCGTGCCTTGATAAACGCCGCCGGTGTATACGGTATCGATTGCCTGGTCAGTAACACTGATACTCAGCCAGCATTCCATGGTGCCGTCGGCATACTTCGTGTACTCGCCATTTGCATTGCTGCCGCGCTCGAAGATGGTCCCAGTAGGGGTGCCGCCGCTCTGGCTGACAGTACCCACAATGTCAGCTACAGCGGCCGCTTTCAGGCCAAGACCGGAGCGCCCCAACGCAGCGGTGTTGCCGCCAGTACCACCCTTGGCCACCGGCACAACGTTCTCGGTGGAGACAGCCCCCAGGCCGGCCAGCGTCGAGCCCCAGGTGTTGGCGATATCGTTGAACTTGTCGGCCAGGGTCTTGGTGTAGCCCTGCACCGGTGCGATGGCGTACGTGCCGCCGGCCACCGTCGCACCCTTGTATGCAGGCAAGATGCTCAGCACCGTAGCGCTGGCAATGTTAGTTACCTCGTACCAGTTGCCGTCAGGGCCCAGCAGCGCATCGCCCACCCGGGCGTTTGCGGAAAAGTTGGTGCCGGTACCGGTCACCGTTGTTTGGCCAGCCGTGATCGCCACGGTGCCAGTTCTGTACCAAGCCATAATGAATTCCCGT